CTCGATGGTGTCTGCGGCTTCTTCAAGGTAGTGCTTTCTCGGCGAACCTCCGCGCGAGACTTGCCCCGCGGCGTACTGCCGCCCCATGTAGCGCAGCTTGCGCACCAGCGCATCGGTATCGGTGTTGCTCATGTCAGTCCTCGCGGTTGAAAAAGCCATGGCGCGTGTGCCGCCAGTCTCCGCCGTGCTTCTCGCGCATGTCACCGGCACGAAACATCGCGGCTCGCATCCCTCTGAACTTCCGCGCCTCATGGACGTTGGCGGTGATAGTCAGATCGCCCTGATCCAGCATGTAGCGCCCCGTGCTGTTCCCGTTGGCGCCTAACTCCTCCACCAGCCAGAAGAACGCGGTTTGATCGGTGCTCATGCTCAAAACCCCTCAAACTCAGGCAAGTCCTCAAACTCGCGCTCGCTAAGGTACACGTCGCGCAAGATGTAGCGGTCCCAATCCGGGTCGCCATCGTTGCGTGCAGCCTCGATATAACTGTCGCCCTCGGCGGGCAACATTACGCAGTGGCTGCCGTTTAGCGTCACGCGCACATACCGCCTGCGCGGCGCCCCCATGGCGTCAAAGCGAAGCCCCTCTAGCTGGACTGCCTGCGACTCGGCATCGGTGTTGCTCACTTCATCGCCCTCCCGATATCAGCGGCGGCTCGGACAATGGCGCGGCGGGTGGCGGCGTAGGGGTCCGAGTCGAACGGAATGCGAACGCATGTCCCGCCTGAGTCAACGCCGTTAGCTACGGCATATCCTCGCGCTGTCAGGACAAGAATTTCCAACGTCACCGCCAGCCGCAGCGCGTCGCCATCGTAGGCAAGGGGGCTCCACCAGTACGAGTGCGACCCGTCACGGCACGAAACGCCGCCGTCATCGTCGATGTAAAGTACTTCGTACCCACACGCCCGCGCAGCCAGTTTCAGTAGTTCGCTGTCGCTCATTTCACTCTCCCTTGCCCTAAGCGCGGGCATAAGTCGCCAGCGGCAGGATGTACTGGCGGGTCATGCGCGCTCGGTTTCGGCCAGGGCTTCCTCGGGCGTCTTGCCCTTGCGGCCCTTTGGAGCGCGCTGCACCAGTTCCTGCTGGACCGGCTCGGGCTCGACGGTCGGCGCCCAAAGCGTGATCTGCGTCTCCTGCCCGAGCTTGCCTGCCAGCTTGTCCAGCGCACCAGTCGGGAAGTTCGAGGTCTGCACGCGGAAGGTGATGTCCGTGGTGCCGCCCTCGCTCATCTCGATGCGGAAGTTGTTCACCTTGCAGTCGCTCAGAGAGATGTTCGAGCCTTCGCCCAGGCCGTAGTCGACGACGACGCTGCAGCCGGTCATCTCCAGATCCCAGACCAGCGACGGGATTGCCGGGAAGCGCAGGTTGGGCGCGATCTGTTCCACGCCGTCGATGTCGTCCTGCTTCTCGGTCTCGTCGGCGCGAAAGTAGAAGGATTCCTTGAGCTTCGGGTGCAGCAGCGCGAGCTGGTCGTTGCCATGCGTGCGCACGAACTTCAGGTCGATGGCCGCCACGGACTCGTCACCGTGCTTTTCTTCCCGCAGGTTGACGTGGACGAGGCGGACGGCGGTGGGCTTGTCGAAGGTGAAGGTCATCGTTTCTCCTGTGGTGGCACTTAGGCCGGTTGCGCGTCGAACTCGACGCCTAGTTCGCCCGCTGCATAAGCGGACAGCTTGTCGATGTAGGTGGACATCTCGGACACGTCCAGGTCGGATGTGCTCATGAACAGATCGCGCTCGCCGTTGGGCATGACGCGCCACTTCTTGACCCCGCGGGCGGTTTCCTCTGGCAGCAGCTCGCGCTTGCAGTGGACGTTCCAGACATCGGCGCCAAACTGCTGGCCATGCACCCACGCCTGGTCGGCGATCTGCTCAAGCAGCCTCCACATCAGAGAGTTCTGGTCTTTGGACCGCTTGGCCTTGTAGATGGTCACGCGCACTTCGAGCGGTTCGCCCCGCTGCGCCATCGCGGCAGCGTTGGACTTGAGGAAGGCGTGCAGCAGCTTGGCCTGCTCTGGCCCGTGAAGGACGAAGGTGCGAAGGAAGCTCACGCGGCCTCCATGAACTCGGGCCGCCCCACCTTGCGGGCCAGGGCGACTGTCCGCTTCACGTAGTCCTCGGTCAGTTCCCGGCGCTGCGCCTTGGTCATTTCGATGCACAGATCGAACTGCCGATGGCAGCCGAGCACGCCCGGCCTGGTGCAGCACAGCGGGAACGTCCGCAGGTCGCACTCCTTTGTGCCCATGCCTCCACCGTTGGCGTGGGCGGACTGGCTGTAGCCCTGGATGCCGCAATTGATGCACGGCAGCGAGGCGACCCAGCGGCGGTAGCTGTCGGACCTGACCGGGCGCGACTTCGGGAACATCAGGCCGTCTCCGCTGCCAGTTCATCGAACATATCGCCGGTCTGCGCGTCGAAGCGAATGCCCTCAGCGGCGGCCTGCACGTTCTTGACCGCCTGTCGGAAGTAGGCCGCCTTGAGTTCAGCGCCGATACCTCGACGGCCCAAGATTACAGGCGAGTAGACCTCGCTGCCGACACCCATGAACGGCGTGAACACCGTCTCGCCAGGGTTCGAGAACAGTTCGACGCATCGGTCGATCACGTCCAATTGCAGCGGGTGGACGTGCTTCTCGTCCTCGCTGTCGCGCGCCTCACGGTATGGGAGGACTCGATTAAACCGGATGTCATCCCACATGCAATCGGCGTACTGGCGCCAGATCCAGTGCGAGAAGCGGTTCTCTGTCTGCTTCCCTTTCCACCCACGGTAGGGGAGCACGTCATTGGGCGGCATCCGTTCCCCGGCGTACTCAAGCATCCCGACCGGGTGCTGCACCGGAACGGGGTTCTCTCCTGTGCGGCGGAACGTCAACAGGTAATCGCCGCTGGCGACGCCGCAGTCAATGGAGTCGGCCACCAGCGATGCGTGCGCCAAGTTCTTCTGCATCGTGCGCAGGCGAACCTCAAGCGGTTCCTTCCAGATCATTCGCCGGCCGGTGTATCGCCAGCCCTCGCGCTCGTGCAGGCGGATGATGTCTCCGGGGAAGTCGAGATAGCTGTCGGTCCCGCTGTTGGAGCGCGGGACATCCATGCAATGGACCGCAGTGATACGGCCCGGCATGGTGACGCGGTGCAGCTCGCGGACCACAAAGGCGTAGTGATCGAAGAACGTGTCGTAGTCGTCGCAGTTCGACAGGTCGCGGTCGCTGCTGCTGTAGTGATACAGCCCACCGAACGGCGGGGAGTAGATCGACAGGTGGATGCTGCCCGCCGGCAGGCCCTGCATGACCTCGATGCAGTCGCCGTGATAGATCGCGTACTTGTCCGAGATCACTTGATCGTTGACAGCCATTCGGGCACCTTCTGAGTCTTTGAGAATTGCGATGCGCGGTCGATTGCCTGGGCAGCATTCATCTCCGCGACGAGGTTGGAGAACATCCGGTCGGCCTGAGTCGCCTTGCGCTGCAGGTTGGCCAGCACGCCGCGTTCGCCTTCCGTTGTCACGATGTCGACGCGGACCTCGCGCTTCTGTCCGAAGCGCCAGCACCGACGAACTCCCTGGTAGTACTGCTCGAAAGAGTGCGACGGGAAGAACGTGATGTGCGCGCATCGTTGGAAGTTCAGCCCCCACGCGCCGATGCTTGGCTTCGTGATAAGCACGCGAGCGTTTCCGCTGGCGAAGTCCATCAGCTTCGCTTCCTTGTCGTCGTCAGAGTCGGAGCCGGCCACTTGGATGGCGTCAGGGATGCGGCGCTCAAGTTCCTCCCCTTCGGCGTTCAGGTGGCACCAGACAAGCGCCTGCTCTCCGGTGTCACGCACGAGGTCGGACACGCGCTGGCACCGCTCCGACAGGGAGCGGCGGCGCTCTTCGCGCTGTTCCTTCAAGCCTGCGGCCGGCAGCGCAAACAGATAGCCCTCTGCCGCCTGCTCGGTATCGACAAGGTGCTCGCGTTCGACCAGCGGCGGAAGGATGAACCGTGAATCGTCGAAGCCCATGTCGGAAGGCTTGCGGATGGCCCTGGCCCAAGAGCACACCCAGCGCCAGAACGGAAGCTCTGCATGACCCTTGAGGCGCCACTTGATGACCTCGCCACGGAAGCGGCCAGTCGCGGCATTGTTCAAGTCGTTTTTGAAGAACCGCCCGAGCATGTCCATGTAGCCCAGGTAGCCAAGCGCCTCGCTCGACGTTCCAAGCTCGGTGAAGTCGTTCGGCGCGGCCGTCGCCGTGGCCAGCAGTCGATACTTCATCTTCCGGGCGAACGTGGTGATCGCTTGGCGCGTCTGCCCGTCGTAAGACTTGAGGATGCTGGACTCATCACAGGCCAACCCGGCGAAGCTAGAGGGCTGGAACAAGTGCAGCTTTTCGTAGTTGGCAATGGTGATGCCTGGGTGAACCGTGCCATCGCGTGACACCTTGGCCCGCACTCCAAACTTCTGCGCCTCTTCCTCGATCTGGCGTGCAACGGCCAGAGGGGTCAGCAGCAGGACATTGCCGCCCGTGTGGCGCACCACGTTCTCAGACCAGACAAGCTCTTGCACGGTCTTGCCAAGGCCGCAGTCCTCGAAGATCGCGGCGCGACCCTTGAGAGTTGCCCACTCCACCATCGCGGCTTGAAAGTCAAACAAGAACGGCGGCAGCCACAGCGGCGAAAAGCCGTGATTGCCTTCGATCTGCGCCTTGTTGTCCAAGAATTCGGCGTAGTCGGTCATCACGCGGCCCGCAGCTTGGCGATGCGCACCAGCTTCTCGTCCAGCTCGGCCAGGAACTCGACGACAGCGCCCTCGATCTCCTTCAGGTAGGCCATGCTCGGCTCGTACCGGACCACGAACAGCCGAAGGTCATCAGGCATCGCGGGGCAGTAGCTCACGAAGTCCACCCACGGGCGCTCGGTGCAGGCTGCCTGCCAGGCCATCTGTGGGACGTAGGATGCCGGGGGCTCACCGGACAGCAGATAGGACAAGTGGACGTGGATGCGCGGGCACTTCACCTCGAGCAGGCCATCGCCAGCCAGGCCGTCAGGCGAAGCGCCAGAGCGTTCGATCCGGGGATGGATCACCAGACCCACCGGCATGACCATCGTGCCCGTGCGGACCTCGTAGGCGGCCCGGGCGGCCGGCTCCAGCTCGATGCCTCGCTCGGTGTCTGCGTTGCCTTGGAAAGCGTTGGCCGGCTGTCCCGTCAGCGTCTCGGCGATCAGCTCGCCCATGTAGGCGGCGCGGGTGGCGCTCGGAGCCCCTGCGCGGCCCTTGGCGAGCACGTCAGAGATGCGCGAGGCCGTGACCTTGCCAGCGCGAGCGGCGAACCACTCCGGGCTGCCCTGGGGTGCGTCGATGATCTTCACTTCGCCCCCTGATCCGCTGCGGCTGCGGCAGCCTTGAGCGAGTCGCCGTGGATGCGCCAGAACGCCTCGGGCGGCTTCTTCGTCTTGAAGAACTCGCGCAGCGCGGCAGCCCCGCCCAGCGCGGCGTCGCGGAACTCGGCCAGCAGGGCATCGTCGGTGTCGTCCTCTTCGCCGTCCGCTTCGGGGTCCATCGCCATCGTGGGGACCACGAACTGCTGGAACAGAGCGGTACGGAAGGCCACGGACTGCGCCTTCGTCGTGGCCTTGTCGCCCGAGTCCATCGCTTCCCCGTAGCACTCGCAGGCCACCGAGGAACCGTCAGCAGCTGCGAACGTGAAGCGGCCCTTCACGGTGACGAAGCGAGTGGCCTTGCCTCCACCCTTGTCGCGCTCCGTGATGCTCAGGTCGGAATAGGCCGGGGTGACGCTGATGCCGTGCCGGATCAGGACGACCGACATCTGGTTCATCGCGTCCTCGATGCCGCGGAAGTTGACCTTGGCCCCGCCCAGGTCGGCCTTGCTGGCCTTGGCGATGCCGGTCTTGGCGATGTCGGCCATCGCTGCGACCAGGGCGGTGTAGATGGTGCTCACAGAGGGCTCCGCAGGTTGACGAAGTTGTCCAGCAGTCGGTCGACGGCACGCATCAGGCGGGCGCGGAAGCTGGTGTCCAGAGGGATCACCACCGGCTGGTTCATGTGCGGCATGTGCCACGGCTCGATGCGCGTGTCGAAGGCGTCGTCGAAGTCGCGGCGGGCCTGCTCGGTCTTGGTGTCGCGCACGTCGTGCACCAGTCGAAGGTGGGCGTCTGTGCCCGGCCAGCAGTGGCGGACGCGGCTCATTGCAGCCACCCGATCACGATGGCGCCGACAACGCCAACGATCCCGATGCAGCAGAACAGCACCACGGCGCGGTGGCCGGCGCGGGTCACGTCATACCGGGGGCGCTCGATGCAGTGGGCGCGCTCGTCGGGGAACGCTTCGGCCAGGGTGCGAGGGTGGCGGCGGGTGGTGGTGTTCATACGACCTCCACAGGCTTGCCATCGGCGCTCAGTTCGTACCAGACGCCAGGCTTGATGCCGTTCTCGCCTAC